GGGGGCCAAAAAGCCCGGACCGCCACTTCGATGCCATTATCTGCGACGGCGCTGTGCGCAGCGGCAAAACCATCTGCATGGGGCTGAGTTTTGTGTGCTGGGCCATGAGCCAATTCACCGGGCAGCAATTTGCCTTCTGCGGGAAAAGCGTGGTGAGCCTGCGACGCAACCTGATGAGCGAGCTGATCCCCCTATTGAATGAGCTGGGGTTCCACTGCCGGGAAAAGCGGAGCGAGAACATTCTGATCGTCCGCCGCAGCGGCAGGGAAAACCGGTTCTATCTGATGGGGGGCAAGGACGAGGGCAGCGCGGCCTTTATCCAGGGCGTAACGCTGGCGGGAGTGCTGCTGGACGAGGTGGCGCTGATGCCGCGGTCCTTCGTGGAGCAGGCCATCGCGCGATGCAGCGTGACAGGGTCGCGGCTGTGGTTCAACTGCAACCCGGAGGGACCGCAGCATTGGTTCTATCAGGAGTGGATCCTGAAGGCGGAGGAGCGGGGCGCGCTGTACCTGCACTTTACTATGGAGGACAACCCCTCCCTGTCCGCCAAAATTATCCGGCGCTATAAGACCAGTTACAGCGGCGCCTTCTACCGGCGGTTTATTTTGGGGGAATGGACCGCCGCGAAGGGGCTGGTGTACGACTTCTTTGATCCAGTCCGGGACGCAAAGCCCCGCCCGGAGGGCGAACTGGAGGAGTATGTCATCAGCGCCGACTACGGCACCGCAAACCCCTGTTCCTTCGGACTGTGGGGTCTGAAAAACGGCGTCTGGTACCGCATAGAGGAATATTACTACGCCTCAAGACGGACCGGCGTGCAGAAAACAGACCTGGAGTATGTGGCGGATCTGGAGCGGCTGACAGCGGGCCGGGCCATCCGTCAGGTGGTGGTGGATCCCTCCGCCGCCAGTTTTATCACCGCCCTGCGCCAAAAAGGCTTCCGGGTAGTCAAGGCCAACAACGACGTGCTAAGCGGCATACGCATCACCGCCAGTTTATTGAAACAGGGGCGCATTGTGATCTGCCAAGGCTGCGAGGACTGTCTGCGGGAGATGGGCTTGTACCGATGGAGCGAGGAGGGCGCAGGGCGGGACGCGCCCCGCAAAGAGGACGACCACGCTATGGACGATATGCGGTATTTTGCGGCGACGGTGGCCGCACCGGCAACGTCTGAGGGCGGCTTCTTCGTAGGGAGCGTGGAACGCAGGGCCTGGTAATGGCCCATATTTTCGCCGCCCACAGGCGGCAAGAGGAGCTGAGCATGAGATTTTTCAAGCGAAAACAGGAAACGTCCATCGCAGCCGCTTCCCCTCAGATCCGCCGGGGCGATGAACAGCCCTTCGGCATTTTGCGGGGCTATGTCCCCCTGCAAAAGGGCGAGAGCAAGCTGTACCGCGCCATCCGGGAAGCGGTACCTCTGGTGGATGCGTGTATCTACAAGCTGATCCGCCTGTGCGGAGGCGTAAGCGTTGTGTGCAGCGAGGAGAAGGCACAGACCGAGCTGAGACAGTTTCTGGAGACCGTTCCCCTCGGACGGGGACAACGGGGTATCAACACGTTTCTGGATCAGTATCTGGACAGCATGCTGGTATTCGGACAGGGCATCGGAGAGATGGTGCTGACCAGAGACGGCAGGGACATCGCCGCACTGGTATGCGGCAGGATCGACGATGTGCAGATCCGGGAGGGCGAAAGCTCTCTGGACTTTGCCCTCTGCACCACAGACGAGAGAGGACAGCCCTCCCCCCTACCCTGTCAGGAACTTCTGCTATTCACCCCCTTTCACCCGGAGGCCTACTCTCCCTACGGTGTATCCCTTTTGCGGAGTATGCCCTTTCTGGCGGAACTGCTGAGCAAGATCTATCACGCCATTGGGGTGAACTGGGAGCGCATGGGCAATGTGCGCTTCGCCGTGGTATACAAGCCGCAAGAGGGTGAACTGGAGCGTGGACTGGCCCAGGAGCGCAGCCAGCAGCTGGCCAGCGAGTGGAGCCGCGCCATGGAGAGTACCCGAGGCGGAAGCGTGCGGGACTTTGTGGCCGTAGGCGATGTGGATATTAAAGTCATCGGTGCGGACAACCAGATCCTGGACAGTTCCGTCCCGGTACGGCAGATTTTGGAGCAGCTGGTGAGCAAAACCGGCATTCCCCCCTTCATGCTGGGTCTGAGCTGGTCCAGCACGGAGCGAATGAGTACCCAGCAAGCGGATCTGCTGACCACGGAGATCACCGCCATCCGCAGAAGTCTGACCCCGACCATCAACCAAATCTGCAGCCTGTGGCTGCGGATGCACGGTTATAGCTGCGACTGGCAGGTGGTTTGGGACGATATCAACCTGCAGGATCTGGTGGAGGAGGCTCAGGCAGAGCTGTACCGCCAGCAGGCCAGAAAGCTGGCTCTGGAAAGCGACGCCATCGAACAAGACGCCCGGGCATCGCTGGCATGAGGAAACAGGGCGTATCACATATAAAACCGCAGGAGGAAATATTTTGGACATCAGAAAACAGCCGGGCAGCGTGTCCCGGCACACCGCCGCACAGGAGGATATGGCGCTGATCAACGCGCTGACCAAGACTGCACTGGAGCCCAGTCAGGTCTATACCTTTGCTGTTCGACTGTGTGACAACGAGATCGACAGGGATTTTGAGCGGTTCGACCGCAAGGCCCTGGAAACCCTGGGGCGCCTGTTTGTGGGCAAGAGCGGTATTTTCGACCACAACTGGTCCGCTGAGGGACAGACCGCCCGCCTGTACAAGACGGAGCTGTGTCAGGAGAGCGGCATTACCGAGACCGGAGAGGGCCGCTGGTTCCTGAAGGGCTATGCCTATATGCTGCGCAGCGAAAAGAACAGCGACCTGATCGACGAGATCGAGGCGGGCATCAAAAAGGAAGTCAGCATCGGCTGCAGCGTGGCACGCAGCGTGTGCTCTATCTGCGGTCAGTCCAACTGCGGCCATCAGGGAGGCCGCCAGTATGATGGAAAGCTTTGCTACTTCACACTGGAAGACCCCGTGGACGCCTATGAGTGGAGCTTTGTGGCCGTCCCCGCCCAGCGAAAGGCCGGTGTCATCAAGGCTTTTGCCACAGAGGGCAGTCACGGTCTGAGAAAGCTTCTGAAAGACTACCCCGCCTATCTGCAGCATCTGGAGGCACTGGAAAAAGATGCGCAGCTGGGCAGATCTTATATGAACAGCCTGCGAAAAGAGCTGGTTCGACTGGCGGGTCTGGCAGACGAGAAGCTGGATCTGAAAACCTTTACCGGCATTGTGGACAAGCTGGAGGAAAGTGAGCTGCGGGAACTGACCAAGGTATACCGCCAGCGTGTGGAGAGCAAATATCCCCTCTCCTCCCAGCTCCGCCCCAAGGCCAACAGCAACACCGGCGCCAATGAAAACGGCGCATTTTTGATTTGACATCAGGAGGAATTAAGTCATGAGCATTTCTTTTCATGGAATCGGCCAGGTATGCGCCACCTTTCTGGGCAGCGGCATCACTGAGGGCCATGTGGTCAAGATGAGCGGCAACGGCACTGTGGCCGTCTGCGGCGACGGCGAGGACTTCTGCGGCGTGGCTGTCTGCTGCAAAGACGACGCCTGCACTGTGCAGGTAGAGGGCTTTAGCACCGTCAATTACAGCGGCAGCTCTCCCGCCCTCGGCTGGACCACCCTGTCCGCCAACGGCGACGGCGGCGTGAAGGCCGCCGAGTCCGGCAGAAGCTATCTGGTCGTCGGCGTCGATACCAATGCCAAGACCGTCACCATCAAGCTCTAAGAGGAGGAAGATCAATATGGCATACGCATATGACAATCTGAGACTGGAGAAAGGCATGTACGGCGAGGCCGGCAAATCCTTCTCCCAGGTGCTGGAGGCTGCTGACCCCAGCGAAAATTACAAGGGTACCGCTCTGGAGGGTCTGGACGCCTTCCAGCGCCAGCTCAAGCGCTTTGACATCCGCGTGAAGGGCAGCCGCAGTGATGTGGTGGAGAAGTTCTTCCGCACTACCGAGTCCGCCGTCCTGTTCCCTGAGTTCGTCTCCCGTGTGGTGCGCCAGGGCATGGAGGAGGACAATGTCCTGCCCTCCATTACCGCTACCACCACTCAGTTTGACGGTATGGATTACCGCTCCATCTACTCCGTGGCCAGCGAGGACGAAAAGAGCCTGAAGCGCGTGGAGGAGGGTGCACAGCTGCCCCAGACCAGCGTGCGCACCCAGAGCAATCTGGTGAAGCTGCACAAGCGAGGCCGGATGCTGGTGGCCTCCTATGAGGCCATCCGTTTCCAGCGTCTGGACCTGTTCTCTATCACCCTGCGACAGATCGGCAGCCACATCGCCAGAATGCATCTGGAGGACGCCATCAACGTCATCATCAACGGCGACGGCAACAACAACGCCGCCGCAAACTTCGCCATCGGCTCCGGCCCCATTGGTGGCGAGAGCGGCGCTCTTAGCTACGAAGCCTTGCTGGACTTCTGGGCCCAGTTTGACCCCTACACCATGAACACCATCCTGGTCCCCGGCTCCGTGATGCTGGACATGCTGAAGATGAGCGAGTTCCAGAATCCCCTGACGGGCCTGAATTTCCAGGGCACCGGCTCCCTGTCCTCTCCCCTGGGCGCCACGCTGCTGCGCACCAGCGCCATGCCCGCCGGAAAGCTGATCGGTCTGGACCGCAACTACGCTCTGGAGATGGTCAGCGCAGGCGATGTGATGGTGGAGTATGACAAGCTCATCGACCGACAGGTGGAGCGCGCCGCCATCACCAGCACCAGCGGCTTTGCCAAGCTGTATGCCGACGCCAGCAAAGTACTGACCATCTGATGATCACCACAGGGAGGAACCGCAATGCACGATAAAATCTATGAGATGGCCGCTGAGGCGGTCTCCCCCACTGCTTCCGAACAGTCTCTGCTGGACACACTGTGCACCGCAGCGGAAGCTGAACTGAGCGCACAGCTTCGCGACGGCGTGACCGCTGAATCCTGCGGCAATATCTTCATCTTTGCCGCCGCATTGATCGCAGCTGCAGAAATGATGCTGCTGCGCAGCGTCAATCAGGTGGAGCAGTTTACCGCCGGAGAGGTCAGCATCCGAAGCGGTCAGGGCAAGGCGGCAGAATTTGCCGCCGCCCTGCGCCAGCAGGCAAAAGCGCTGATGGCTCCCTTCAGTGATGACAGCGGTTTCGTTTTCATGGGGGTGCAGGGATGAAGGTATATGTAGACTCCATAATCCGGCAGCACGGCCAGCAGTTAACTTTGCTGCGCAGAAATGACAGCAAAGAAACTGATCTGCGCGCTTTTATACAGCCTCATCTGAAAAAGCAGCTGCACCCGCCTGTAACTGCCACGCCTCTGGGCTCTGTCAGTGAGCAAAGATGGACATACATCGGCCCCGGTGACATCGACCTCTCCCCCGGCGACAGGCTGCGTCAGAACGCAGCAGTCTGGACGGTACAGGAAACACATACCGTCTGCTGCAGCGATGAGATCCTGTACCGATGGGCACTGCTGCAGCCCACAAAGGAGGCCGCTATATGAATTCCGGATTGGAACAGGTAAAAGCCGCCATCATTCTGGCCCTTGAGAAGTCCGGGACTGTAGCCGTCCCCGCGCTGGCTCCAGGGCAGGCAAAAAGCTACGACACGCCCGTGGTGGCTGTGGGCTTTCGCATGGGCGAGAGCCGCAGCATTGCGATGAACAACTATCTGGGCCAGCAAATTGACCCCGATAGCCAGACTGTGCGGGAAGTCTACGGAATGCAGCTGGAACTGCTGCTGTCTATGGACATCTTCTCCCCCGTGGAGCTGGGTGCCCAGGGCTGCGAGGACACTCTTACCGCGCTGCATCGGGTCATGATGGAGGGACTCCCCGCCGGCATTAAGCCCACGGAACTAAAGTGGGAGGAAACAAGCTGGGACGCTGACACCGGTATGTTTCTCCGTCGGGGCAGTCTCTCTTGCGGCGCTTACTTTCTGGCTATGGCCAACGAAGAAGGCGCAATGTTGACCGACTTTATTTTGAAAGGTGTATTGACCAAATGACAACGATTATCCATGAGCGTCCGGGAGTATACTCCTCCTATGACGCTTCCACTGTGGTCCGGGGCGGCAGAGCGGTGCGTGTGATCGGCGTGGCCGCGAAAAGCACCTCCGGCACAGCCAACACCCCCGTCACCCTGACCAGTTATGACGCGGGTATTTCCATTTTTGGAGAGGATGCAGCAGAAACCCCAGGTATGTCTACCATGCTGAAGCTGCTGTTTCTCAACGGTGCTGCCACCGTGGTGGCGGTATCTGTTGCGGAAACGGACTATGTCTCCGCATTTGCCGCCCTGCAGGCAGTGGAGAACATCCAGATCATCGTCTGCGACAGCGGCGATGAGACCGTGCAGCAGGCGTTGCGGGAAAGTGTTATCGCCGCCAGTGAGCTGCGCCGCGAGCGTATCGCTGTGGTGGGCATGAATGGTGCAAGTACCGCTGAATTGGTCGAGCGCGCCGCAGCGTTGAACTGCGAGCGCATGGTGCTGGTGGGTCCTGATATTCTGGACAGCACCGGCAAAACCCTGCCCGGTATGTTTGCCGCCGCAGCGGTGGCAGGCGCCATCGCCGTATCCACCGACAGCGCCATCCCCCTCAACGGCACCAGTCTGAAGGGAATGGGTGGCGTGGCAGCCACCTACGGCGACAACGACATCGACCTTCTGGTCCGCGGCGGCGCGACACCGTTGGAAGCCGTAGCTGGTGTGGTCTCTCCCGTCCGCGGTATCACCACCCGCACCACTACCGGCGGTGTGCAGGATATTACCTGGCGAGAGCTGACCACGATCCTGATTGTAGACGATGTGATCCCCACCATCCGCAGCAGCCTGCGCAGCCGCTTCTCCCGCACCAAGAACACTGCCCAGACCCGAGGCGCTATCCGCTCCCAGGTCATCGTGGAGTTGGAGAGCAAGGTGCGCGCGGAGATCATTGACAGCTATGGTGACGTGTTAGTATCTGTTTATGACGACGATCCCACGGTATGTCTGGTGGAGTTTAGCTTCGCTGTAGCCCACGGTCTCAACCAGATCTACCTGACCGCCCACATCACCATTTAAGGAGGAACCATGATGAAAGTGACAGGTTTTCCCACCAGCTGCGACATCTATCTGGAGCTGGAGGGCAAAAAGGTGGCGGTGGTGCAGAGCTACACCGCCAAAGCCACCAAGACGAGCCAGGTGGTGGAGGCCTTCGGTGAGAGTGAGCCCGTAGCCACCATCAACGGACAGAACAAATATGTGCTGGAGCTAACCCGGCTTTATGCCACCGATGACGCCATCACAGATGGCATCGATTTCTTCTCTCTGGCAAATTTCTCCCTGGTGATCTGCAAGCCCGATCGCAAGGTCATCTACAGCGGCTGCCAGTGGAGTGCTATTCAGGAGGAGGGCAAAGTGGGATCCATGGTGGCAGAAAAGGTCACCGTTATGGCCACCAACCGTATTGAGGTGGCAGCCTGATGGCAGAGGAAAAGCTGATCCAGGTGAATCTACAACTGCCGGCCAGTGAATTGGCCGGACTGACAACATTTGTGGAGCAGCTGCAGAGCCTGTTGACTCTAGGCACTCAGCACACAGCCAGAGAGCAGGAAGTAAACACCAGTTTTGACGAAACGCGGTTTCAGTCTTTGGAGGAAACCGCCAGCGCTGCCGCGGAAATAGGCTCTGCGTATTCCGGCAAGACTGTCACACCAGAGGCCATGCTTTCCGATATTTCTGATCCAAAAACGAGCGCTGTACCTGACTTTTCAACCACAGCGGAAGCATCCCCTCTTGCAGTTACAAAGTGGTCAGAGGTTACCGCCAACGCCCTTGCTGCTGCGGTGGAACAAGACCTCAAATCCCCTCCTGTCGCTGGATATCCTGTATCGGCGAGCAGCGAAATTCCCTTTACACAGTATGGTAACAGTGGAATGGAGAGGCTGATCACATCCTCCCCCGCCCCACTGACAGCCGAAGCGGTCTCCCTGGCCTTTCGCAGGGATGACCGCCGCTATGATAACGGGTTCCCACTATACTGAAGGAGGTGAGAAGCAATGCATCTGGCACCAATGCGCTATAAAGACTATGTTTGGCCCCACAATCCAGCCACCTATTCCATCACCTATGAACGTCAGGTAGCCCTGCACAAGGTTCCCTTCGGGCGCTACTGCATCCAGGATCTGGGCATGAGCTGCCGTGTCATGCGGGGCGAGGGTGAATTTGCCGGAACAGGCGCCTACGATGAGTTTAAAAAGCTGGCCTCCATATTTTACAGCGGCGGAGCAGGTCTGCTGATCCACCCGATCTGGCAGACCTCCAACGCCTACTTCACCGCTCTGAAACTGGAGCAAGAGCCCACACCGGACTACGTTCGGTACAGCTTTGAGTTCCGGGAGAGTTTTGACGGCTATGATCCTGAATTACAAAAGCTGGACAGCGACAACACTGCAAGCAGCAGTACTGCCAGCACTGCCATTACGCACACCGTAGTCAGCGGCGATACCCTGTGGGCCATCGCTCGCCGATATGATGTAGCGCTGAATGATCTGCTTTCCGCCAATCGGGACATCAAAAATCCCAACCTGATCCACGTAGGAGACAAGGTGGTGATCCCATGCTGACAGTGACACTGGACACTTATGAGGGAGAGAACTACGAGCTTCCCATGTTGTTAGAGTGGGACCTGATCTACACCGGCAGTGTCCCAAGTGACAGCTTGGCAGTTACCTGCCTCTATGATGACAGTATGGCAGACGTACTGCCCAAAGCCACCCGCTTTACTGCCACGCAGGATGGTACTACTATGCTGCGCGGCGTGGTGGATGCCTACGAGATCGTTCTATCCAACCAGGGGCTACTGGTAACAGTGGAGGGCCGCGGCATGGCGGCCCTCCTGCTGGATAACGAATCGGAAGCCGTCACCTACGGCAGAGCCGACATCCGCGAGGTGCTGCAAAAGCATGTAGCCCCCTACGGGATCCCTGTGGTGGAAAGCCGACGCATCACCGGCAGCAATTACGCCGTAGCCTCCGGCTCCAGCCAGTGGAAGGCACTGCAGGCCTTCACCCACCGCTTCGGCGGGTTTGACCCCTATTTTGACCGCAGCGGCTCGCTGATCATCGCCCCCCTCTGGGGCTGCGGCAAGACAATTTCCCTCAAAGATGACTCCCCCCTGCTGAGCCTGCGCAAGCGGGAACAGCGCTACGGAGTGATCTCAGAAATGCTGATCCAAGACAAAGTGCAGGGAATCAGCCACCGTGTCATGAATACGGAGTTCGCCTCCAAGGGTGGGCAACGCCGCCACGTCCTCTACATGCCCCGCAGCACCGCCGGGGAACGGCGCTACACCGGAGAATATCAAATCCAGCAGTCCGTTCTGGAACAACTGGAGATTGAGTTGGAACTTCCTTTTGCCTTTGCCGCCTTTCCCGGGGACCGGGTGGACCTATCACTCAGCAGACTGGGCCTTTTCGGTATATATGACGTGGTGGAGAGCCGCAGCCGGATGAATGGGGATGGGCAGCGAACCATTCTGACAATAAGTGTGAGGTAAGTAGTATGTGGTTATCCAAAAAATTATCCATAGATCGTACCGCCCGGCAAGAGGGTGCCGCCACAGATATGGGTGTGACCACCATCGGCGGCGCCAACGCCAGCGTAGAAACCAAAGGGGAGCAGCGGAATCTGGAAGTCTTTGCTCCCGGGGGTCTGATCTGGCAGCCCCACACCGGGGACACGGTACTGGTGGTCAAAGGTGGCTCCGGCGCCAAAGAGACCTGTGTTGTAGCGGCAGAAACCGCATCACAGG